GCCGATTCCTGTACCGCCAATTAAGAATGCAGTAGTTTTGGACTTGTAACAGCTATCCAATATCTTCGTTGCTTTTTTTGGTGATGTATTCATTTTTTGACCTCCGAGGTCGTTGTTTTAAGTTATCACTTACCGACCTAAGTCGGTTTCACTAGATCACTAATCCAGATCATCAGAGTGAATTATTTATTCTTTAATGTTGCTACATAATCTCCATTCGGCAGTCGACCGAAACCACTTACAACCACGCCCCAATCAAGATGATTTATATATCTGTTTGCCAATCTCTCAGCTTGCATAGCTATATTCGGCTTTCCGTTATCTATACTATGATCCATCCATTCCATTAAATATGGACTTAATGACCGCTCGATTTCCGTTATAGCTTTAAGCCTATTAGTTTTCGATAGATATTTAATTACTATTGTATTCATTTTTGACCTCCAATTATTGAAATAAATTATGGTTATTATTTAAAACATAAACTTTACGTTTAGGCAGTAAATACAATTCGTGGTTAGAATCCCATATTCTTGTGCAGGTATAGCTAGGTCGTAAATCGCCATATTGATCAGTATCATATCGATTGTAATAATCTTTAGTGTATACATTTTCAGCATCAGGTTTCAGCTTAAACTCGCCACCTAATTTTACTGATTGCAAGGATACCCGAACATACTCAGGAGCATCAGGACAATCTCGACTTTCGATGCGGATGTTCTTATATCCATCACGTTTTGCACTAGGTTTGATCTCGTACAATTCAGACTTCGCTTCAGCTAATACATAGCTACCGAATAGCACTTCGTCATAGTCGTCCAGTGTTGCAGTTACTTCGTAATAGTTACTCATTTTTTGACCTCCTAGGTCGTTATTGTTTTAGTTTTCACTTACCCTCTTTCGAGGGTTTCACTAGATCACTAATCCAGATCGTCAGAGTGAGAATTTATTTATATTTTTTATTAATTATTTTTCTTATTTCTTTAATTATATTGAGGCAATATTTTTCGCATGTTGGGTTCAGATTATTACGGGCATCCATTGACACCTCATATAATCCCGCTTCTAGGTCGTCATAACAATCTACCCTTGCAATCTGAAGCAAGACATCCGCTACGCTTTTAGGGGTTGGGCTTGATCCATCAACTGACCCAACGTCACTTAGTATTGATTGCATAAAACAAAATAAATCTGGCTCATTTTCTGAAGCTATTCCAACCGCTAATTTAATTTCAAACATTTTTTTGTTACTCATAATATAGACCTCCAAGGTCGTTGTTTGCCGAAAGTGGCAAAGCCACTTTACCTGAGAAAAATCACTATGTAAACATTATAGCAAACATTATACCTGATAGCTGATTGCAGTCATTAAAAATCAGGATCAATTAGTCCATAATTAGATGAGTAATTACGCGGTCATGAAATATATTTTACTAGTAAATAATAAATTGGAATCAGCGATGGATAATAAAAAAGATAAAGGTAAATTGAAGTTAGTCAGTAATGAGAAATTGACAGCAAAGCAGGAGGCATTTTGTCAGGCAATCATCCAGAACAAGTATGGGTCGAATAAGCAGGCATACGCTGAAATCTATGATGTATCACTCAATAGTAAGGGTAAGGTTCCACAATGGGTCGAGGTCGAAGCCTGTAAGCTATTAGCGAACCCTAAGTGCGCCATAAGGATAGAGGCAGGAATTGAGCGTAAAAGGTCAGATACAGCGCGTCAGGAGCTTATAAGAGAGCAGTCAACCAAGGACTTCGTTCTTAAACAATTAAAGCTTGAAGCGACTACAGCTGAATCAGATAGTGCGAGAATATCTGCTCTGGGTTTGCTGGGTAAAAGTGCAGGCATTTTCACCGAGGTTATAGAACAGCGATCAGATAGCAGAACATCCAGTGATATACAGCAGGACATCGAGGCTCGTCTATCTCAGCTACTATCAGCCGATAATCAATAGGACTATATCGACTCTCAGGACTATGTTTTATAGGGTATCGGGTAGTTTCTCAGATTTTCGGTATAAAAAGTCCACCCCGACCCCCCTTTTTTTGCAACGAGTACCTGACTATCATATATACATAGTGATCTGCTCGTAATATCACCTACTTTTCCCAGTACCCCCCCCTATTTATATAGCAATTTGCAAGCTTTTTTATTCTGATAGGGGTAATTACTTAGATTTAATGTAAAAACAATGCCCCCCACCCCATTTTTTTCATTTTTTCTGTTGCTTTTGCTGTGAAGGGGGTGCATTATGTTATCATCATGTATGATTCTATACCTAGTACATACCTTCTAGTAAGTATATACCCAGTAAGTGCCTACCTTTGTTTACTTATTAAGTTTTTATTTTTTTTTGTTTACCTAGTAGGTATATGTACCTAGTAAGTATGTACCAGGTATAGGTTTGTTTTTCATATTACTGAATTCATAAATCCCTTTTTCTTAGGATAGTAAATGGATAAGAGTATTTTAAGCAAAGTTGGGAACTTATCTGAATCCCAGAAAGCAGAAATATTAGTTTTGCTACAAGAACTAGAAAAAGCTAAGTCCAGAGAAAAGTGCCACGATAGTTTTATGGATTTTGTTGGAGAGGTTTGGTCAGCATTTATTCATGGAAGACATCATGAGATTATGGCTGAAGCTTTTGAAAGAGTAGCTAAAGGTGAGCTAAAGCGTTTAATTATTAATATGCCACCTAGACATACTAAAAGTGAGTTTGCTTCTTATTTATTACCTGCTTGGTTTTTAGGCAAGTATCCTGATAAAAAAATTATACAAACAGCCCACACAGCAGAATTAGCTGTTGGTTTTGGTCGTAAGGTTAGAAACCTAGTTAATAGCCAAGACTACAAGAACATATTTCCTGACGTTAGCCTACAATCAGACAGTAAAGCTGCTGGTCGTTGGAACACTTCCAAAGGTGGTGATTACTTTGCGATTGGTGTAGGTGGTGCGGTAACAGGTAAAGGTGCTGATCTTCTTATCATCGATGACCCTCATTCAGAACAAGAAGGGGCTAGTTCAGACATCAATGTATTCAATCGTACCTATGAATGGTACACCTCTGGTCCTAGACAGCGTTTGCAGCCAAATGGTTCTATCGTTGTTGTAATGACTCGATGGCACAATAAGGACCTAACAGGTCAAGTAATAGACGCAAGTATTAAACGTGGTGGTGCAGATCAGTGGGAAGTCATAGAACTTCCAGCCATTATGCCTTCTGGTAATTCTTTGTGGGAAGAATTTTGGAAGATAGAAGAATTACTTTCACTAAAAGCTGAGTTGCCTAACAGTAAATGGATGGCACAATACCAGCAAGACCCTACCTCCGAAGAAGGCGCAATAGTAAAAAGAGACTGGTGGAAAACATGGGAAGGTAGAGAACCACCTGATTGTGAGTTTATTATTCAGTCTTGGGATACAGCCTTTATGAAAAATCAAAGGGCTGACTTTTCTGCTTGCACAACTTGGGGTGTTTTTTATCAAGAAAATGATGAAGGACAAGTAGCTCCTAATGTTATACTGCTAGATGCCTATCAAGAACGATTAGAGTTTCCTGATCTTAAAAAGATGGCATTAGAAAAATATAGAGCATACAGTCCTGATGCTTGTATCATTGAAGCAAAAGCTGCTGGTATGCCTCTAATCTTTGAATTAAGAGCAATAGGTATATTAGTACAAGAATATACACCGAGTCGTGGTAATGACAAAATTTCTAGGGTAAATGCAGTATCAGACCTATTTGCGTCAGGTGTTGTGTATGCTCCTTCAACTAGATGGGCAGAAGAAGTTGTAGAGCAATTTGCTGGTTTTCCTAATATGGAACACGATGATTTAGTTGATAGCACCACGCAAGCTCTGTTAAGATTTAGACAAGGTGGTTTTATTCCATTGCACTCAGATGAAGAAGATGAACCTTTAGAACATAACCGAACTGCAAATTACTATTAGGATTTTACATGGCAATCGAAAGACAACCAGCTACTCCGATTGAAGGAACAGTAGAGCAAGAATCTCCAGAAGCAATAAGCATTGCTATCGAAAACCCAGAATCAGTTTCAATAGAAACAGAAGATGGTGGGATGATTATTGATTTTGATCCTAATTCTAAAGAAGCAGGTGATGAAGATTTTGACTCAAACCTAGCTGACTTTATGGATGATTCAGACCTAAGTGACTTGGGTAATGAATTGATTAGCTCATATAAAAATGACAAAGAATCACGATCTGATTGGGAAGAAACCTACACAAAAGGGTTAGATCAGCTTGGATTAAAGATGGAAGAAAGAACTACACCTTGGTCTGGGGCTTGTGGTGTATTTCATCCAATGCTTAGTGAAGCAGTCATACGTTTTCAATCTCAATCTATTACTGAAATGTTTCCAGCACAAGGTCCTGTCAGAACAAAGATTGTAGGTAAGATTACTGAAGATAAACAAAAACAAGCACAAAGAGTAGAAGATTATTTGAATTATCTTCTAACTCACGAAATGTCTGAGTATCGTACAGAAACTGAAAAGATGTTGTTTTCTTTACCATTAGCAGGTTCTGCATTTCGTAAAGTATATTTTGATCCAAGTTTAGATAGACCTAGCTCTATATTTATACCAGCAGAAGATGTTGTTATTAATTATGGGGCAAGTGACTTAGAAACTTGTGAGAGAGCTACCCATGTCATGCGTAAGTCTTCTAACGCTGTTAGAAAAATGCAAGTCAATGGGTTCTATAAAGATATAGATTTACCTGACAGCTCAAGAAGCTATTCTGATATTGATAAGAAATATGATGAAATAACTGGCGAGTCATCTACTTTTAACTATGACAACAATCATACTATTTTAGAAATGCAAGTTGACTTAGATTTAAAAGGATATGAAGAAACAAATGAAAGCGGAGAAGAAACTGGTGTAGCAATACCTTATGTTGTTACAGTAGATTTTCCTAGTGGCATTATTCTTAGCATTCGCAGAAACTACTTTGAAGATGATCCTAAAAAAATAAGAAGGATGCACTTCGTTCACTATCAATACTTACCAGGTCTAGGATTTTATGGGTTTGGTTTAATACATATGGTAGGTGGATTAGCTAAATCAGCAACATCAATTCTTAGACAACTTGTAGATGCAGGCACTTTATCTAACTTACCTGGTGGATTAAAAGCCAGAGGACTTAGAATTAAAGGTGATGATACACCTATTATGCCTGGTGAATTTAGAGATGTTGATGTACCAGGTGGAGCTATTAGAGACAATATAGCCTTCTTGCCTTACAAAGAACCATCTTCAACTCTGTATCAGTTATTACAAAACATTGTAGAAGAAGGCAGACGCTTTGCAAGCATTTCGGATATGAAAATATCTGACATGAATAACCAAGCACCTGTAGGTACAACCCTTGCTTTAATGGAAAGAAATCAAAAAGTAATGAGTGCCGTACAAGCTAGGCTTCATGCAGCAATGAAAAAAGAATTTGATATTTTAGTTGGCATTGTTAGAGACTTTACAGAGCCAGCTTATCCTTATGAAACAGACGAAGAAGAATTTATTAAAGCAGAAGACTTTGATAAAAGAATAGATGTGCTACCTGTATCTGATCCTAACGCAGCTACAATGGCTCAAAGAATTATGCAGTATCAAGCTGCTATGCAGTTATCTCAAACAGCACCAAATATGTATGACTTGCCAGAGTTACATAGACAAATGCTTGGAGTGTTAGGCATTAATGATGTAGATAATATTGTTCCTGATAAAGATGACATCAAAGCTGTTGATCCAGTTACAGCCGTTCAAAATCTTATTAATGGCAAACCTGTCAAAGCATTCATTAATCAAGATCACGATGCTCACATCGAGGTGATTGCTTCAGTACAGCAAAACCAAGAAATAATGGAAACAGTAGAAAAGAGTCCAAACGCAGCAGGTATCCTTGCAGCAGCTTCTGCTTATGTGAATGATCATCTGACAATGAAATACAGAGAAGATATTGAAAAAGAACTTGGTGTTGAGTTACCGCCTATGGGTGAACCACTTCCTGCTGATATTGAAAAACGAATTTCTAGCTTAGTCGCAGAAGCAGCGCAAAGAGTGCTAGGTACTTCTCAACAAAGAGCAGAGAAACTTCGTGTACAAGAAATGCAAAAAGACCCACTAATACAAGCCAAAGAAAAAGAAGTAGCTATTAAAGAACAAGAAGCATTGCGTAGAGCAGAAGAAGGTGAGAAGCGTTTACAACTTGATGCTGCTAAAGCTGCTAACAGGGATGCTATAGAAAGAGAAAGAATTAAATCTCAAACACAAATAGCTGGAGCGCAAATAGGTTCTAAAGCTGCTAGTGAATTATTAAAAGCAGATCAGCTAAATAATCAAAAAGCGACAGATGACTTCTTAAAAGGAGTTGACTTAGCTAAAGATTTACTTGAAGATAGTTAAAAGAAATAATAATGCAATCATAAAGTAATATGTATGAACATTGCTAGCAAAGAACTATCATTATCCGAACATATGAAAATAAAACTTCGGACTTTGATGAACGATCACGCTGACCATATGAGTACAGGGGCTTGTAAAGACTTCTCTGAGTATCAAAAAATGGCTGGCATTATAGAGGGATTAGCCCTCGCAGAACGAGAACTTTTGGATTTTGTTCAAAGGAACTTGGAAAAATAGGAACTCGACTCCTAAAGTCGTGCAAATATATATGAATACAAAAATTACTACTAAACGTAAGTCTGATAATATTAAAGTACCTGAATTAACCAATGAAGCTAAAAGTCAACTGCCTGAACCTAAAGGCTGGAAGATTTTAATAGCTATGCCTAAAACAGATACAAAAACTGAAGGTGGCATTATTAAAGCAACTTCAACTCTTAAAGATGAAGAAGTCAGTAATATTTGCGGTTATGTTTTAAAACTAGGTACAGAGTGTTATCAAGATAGTAATAGATTCCCGAATGGTCCTTGGTGTAAAAAAGGAGACTGGGTTGTATTCAGAGCTTATTCAGGCACTCGCATGAAAATGTATGGACAAGAGTTTCGGTTGATAAATGACGATACTGTCGAAGCAGTTGTTAGTGATCCTACAGGAGTGGTGAGAGCATGAGTAAAACAGAAATTATAAATGAAGAACCAGTAATAGAAGAAACCAAACCTCAAACTACAGAAGACAAATTTTTTGGTAAGTCAGTAGAAATTGACAATAAAATTCCAGAAGGTCTTGAGGTAGAAGTAGTTGATGATACACCTGAAGTTGATCGTAGACCTGCAAAAGCAGAAGATGCTTCGCCTGAAGTTGATGATGAAACAGTAGACAAAGAAATAGAAAATTACTCTAAAAGAGCTGCTGATAGAATAGCAAAAATTAAATACGAGTATCATGAAGAACGCAGAGCTAAAGAAGCTGCTNCAAGAGAATCTGAAGAAGCAATTAAAAGATTACAAACTTTAATGTCTGAAAATCAAAAGCTACAAGCTATGGTTGAGCAAGGCGGTGAAGTATTAAACAAACAAGCATATAACAACGCTTTATGGGCAAAACAAAACGCTCAAGAGTCTTTCAAAAAAGCATACGAAGAAGGTAATGCTGATGAAATGTCAAAGGCTCAAGAGTTGTTATCTAGGGCAACGCTTGCAGAACAACAATCTTCTTCAATGGCAGTAAATGTTCAACAAGAGGTAATGAATAAACTGCCTCCACAAGAACCTGTACAGCCACAAAAACCACAGCTTGATCCAGATATGCAAGCATGGTCATCTAGGAATCCTTGGTTTATGGGAACCAATCCAGCACACAAAGAGATGACATCTTTTGCAATGTATGTAGATCAATCTTTGCAAGCAAAGGGAATTGACCCTGCAACTAAATCACAAGAGTATTATAGAGAAGTTGATACAGCAATGAAAAATCAATTTCCTAACTTCTTTGGTGTACAGCCACAAAATGAAACTGAAGTTTCACAAGGTTATACAACACCAAAACGACAACCTTCAACAGTTGTTGCATCCGCAACGAGGGATAGCGGAAACAAAAAACCCACGCAAATTCGTATGAATCAGACTCAAGTTAAAATAGCTCGTCAACTTGGCATAAGTCCTGAACAATACGCAAATCAATTATTAAAGGAGTCTTAATATGACTGACGTTAAAAGCAATACAAAAACCCCAGTTTCAAATGATTCTCCGAAAAACCAAGAGCGTACTCCTAGAGAGACAGAAAGCCGAGAGGCTACTCAGCACACACAAAGCTGGGAAAATTCTGCTAATTTACCGACACCAGACGCACAAACAGGATGGGTATTTAGATACATCAGAACAGCCTTATTAGGTCAATCTGATAATCCAAATGTTTCCAGAAGGTTTCGTGAAGGCTGGCTACCTTGCAGATTGGAAGACCATCCAGAGTTACAGATTCATATGATGGATCATAATTCAGAATGGGCTAAAAAAGGCAATGTTGAAATTGGTGGTCAATTATTATGCAAAATGCCTGCGGATAAAGCGAAATCCAGAGATGAACATTTTAATAGTCTTGCGAAATCGCAAATGGAATCTGTAGACAATGTATATTTTAAAGATCAGGATAATCGAATGGCAACCAAACAAGTGTTTGAGCGCAAATCGAAGACCTCTTTTGGTAGAGATTCATAAAGAATCTTTAATAATTAATTTTTGTTAAGTTAATACTTAACAGCGTAAGGAGACAATTATGTCATCAGTAGCAACTCCACATGGAGCTAGACCTGTTGGAACAGTTGTTGGAAGTCCTTATCAAGGAAAAGTAACACATTATCCAATCACTAGCGGATATGCAACAGCAATATTCTATGGTGATTTTGTAAAATGGGCAGATCAAAATCCTAATACCACTATCGAAAAAGATACTGGTACAAGTTCTTTGACTACCATTGGTGTTTTCCTTGGTTGTGCTTACACCGATCCAACTACAGGTCAATTCACACCTAACAATCAATTCCCAGCTTCTACAGCTGCGGATGATATTGTTGCGTATGTAGCAACCGATCCGTTTATTTTAATGCAAATGCAATGCAATGGCGCAGCAACTTTAGATACTTTAGGTAAAAATGCTAACGTAGTGCAAACAGCAGGAAGTACAGCAATCGGAGTTAGTAAAAACACAGTTGGTATATCTACGGCTGCAACTACTAATACACTACCTTTAAAGATCGTTGACTTTGTTGACGGACCAGATAGTGCAGTAGGCGATGCTTTTACAGATGTACTTGTCATGGTTAATGTTGGGCATCAGTTGCTTAACACGACTGGTATAGGATAATAGGAGATAGATTATGGCTGCTATATCAAGAGCAAATGAGCTTAAACAACTCCTACCTGGATTGAACGCTCTATTTGGCGAAGAATATGGTCAATACGAAAACGAGCATGAAGAAATCTATGTGACAGAAAATTCTGAAAGAAGCTTTGAAGAAGAACTGAAACTATCAGGTTTTGGAGCTGCTCCAGTAAAAGATGAAGGTTCAGCTATCACTTATGATACTGCACAAGAATCTTTTGTGGCTCGTTACACGCACGAAACAATTGCAATGGGATACTCAATCACAGAAGAAGCAATGGAAGATAATCTCTATGTTTCTTTATCTGGTAGATACACCAAAGCTTTGGCTCGCGCAATGGCTTATACTAAACAAGTAAAAGCTGTAAACCCACTTAACAATGGTTTTTCTACTGCATTTACCAGTGGAGATGGTGTTGCTTTATTTAGCACAGCACATCCTTTAGTAAATGGTGGAACTAACAGCAACCGCCCTACAGCAGGTGCTGACTTGAATGAAACTTCTTTAGAAGATGCAATCATTCAAATCGGTAAATATACTGATGATAGAGGCTTAAAAATTGCTGCTAGACCTAGAAAGTTGATTGTACCTTCAGACTTACAGTTTGTTGCTACTAGACTTTTACAAAGTGACTATAGAGTAGGTACGGCTGATAACGACATCAATGCTATTAAGACAAATGGTGTAATACCAGAAGGCTATTCAGTTAATCATTATTTAACTGATACAAATGCTTTCTTTATTACAACAGATATTCCTGATGGCATGAAGCATTTCGTTAGAAGTCCTATGACTACTTCTATGGACGGAGACTTTGATACAGGTAANGTACGATACAAAGCTAGGGAACGATATTCATTTGGAGTATCAGACCCACT